TTTGGATAAGTGATAAAGTTATTGCACCTAAAGACTATGAGGTGTTAGCTCATGCTATGGTTAAAAAATTTAAGTTTGATTCTGCTAGTGACATAGTACACTTGTATAGGATTCCAACTACAGTTAATCATAAGTATGCTACCCCACAAGAGGTATCAGAACCTATTGGTGATGGTACTGTATACCGTAGACAAGACATTTATGAAATTCTTGAATTTGATAAATACAAGAAAGGCACTAAAAAGAAGAAGGTCAAAGGCAAAAAAATTCCTAATAAGGAATATGACCTGGAAGAGCTTTACAAAAAATATGAAGTAAAACCTCTTGTAGAAAGAGAAATTACTGACCGTAGTGCTTATGTATACGCTATTGCTAAAGCTCTATATGAGCAAGGTGCTAAGTCTTCTGAAGTTAAGTTTGTAGTTATGTCTACAGACCAAGACAAGTGGGATAGAGATGAAATTGACAAGGTTCTACTAAGAATTAAGTCAAAGACTAAACGTAGAAAAAAACTTAGTAATTCAGTTAATATTTCTGAAGATGAAGTACATATCATTGGTATCAATGATGTTAAAGAAGGTGAGCATGGTGAAGAATGGCTCATTGAAGGTCTTTGGGAATATGATTCAGTAGGATTGATTGTAGCACCTCCTAAAAGCTACAAGTCTACTCTAATTACTAACATGGCTGTAGCTGTAGCTAGTGGTAAACCATTTGATGGTCGAAAGGTTATCCAAGGTGGTGTTCTCATTCTACAAGGGGAAAATAGTTTAGTTGCAGAAAAATCAAGATTGATGAACATTGCAGGAACTACAGACTTACCAATCTATTATGTCCAATCAAGTATTAATCTTGATAACATTGAAGTTCTTAAACGTACTATCATTGAAAACAGTATCAAGATGCTTGTAATTGACCCTCTATATCTCTTGTTTGGTAGTGGTAATATGAACCATCAAGTGGATGTTACACCTAAACTAAGGACTCTTACAGAGCTTAGAAAAGAAACTGGGTGTAGTATTATTCTTGTACACCATACAAGAAAAACAGATGGCTCTTCAGACTTATCTACAAGTGATATTAATGGTTCAGGATTCTTTGAAGGATGGTATGAGTCATTGATTATGCTTCAACCCCCTAGACGGACTGTGATAAGGAAGGTTAAGATGTTTAACCGTTTCCGTAACCACATGGGTTCTGAAGGAACTATCAGAATTGATGATAGTCTTAAAATGACATTGAACCTTGATGATGATTTTGGTGGGGAATATTCAGAGGATAAACCTGATAAACCTATCAATACTCGTAAGGAGAGATTGAAAAAGAAAAAGGCTAAGAAGTCTAAAAAGAAAAAAGAGACTGTAGCTGAAGAAGAAGTTAAGGAAGAAGAACCAATGCCAAAAAAGTCAAAGGCTCTCAGAAGCTCTAAGAAGCGTTCTAAGCGTGTTAAACAACCTACCTATACAACAACCCTAGAAACGTTTTACAAGCCATCAGAAGGCGAATTAGAGCGTTTTGAGAGTGGTATGACGATTGACCTTAGTAATAATAAGAAAATTTATGTTGATATTGAAACTACAGGACTCAATAATATCACTGATGAAATTAAGTCAATTCAGATTACAGATGAGAGTGAAAATACTTATGTACTTTGGGTTGATGGTAACTACAGTGAGCTTAAAGCTATTGCTAAGTTCCTAAATCAATTCAAAATTATTACTCATGGTGGTAAGTTTGATAGCCTATTCTTCTTTAGAAAGTGTGGACTAGAGCTTAAACTGTTTGGGGATACTCAGATTCTAGCTCACATGCTTACAGAACCTAAACTTAAACTTAAGTACCTTGTTAAGAAATACTTTGGTATTGACTATGATATTGATAAGGAAACTAAGAAGTCTAATAAAAAGGTAACTGTAGCTAGTGTTAAGAAAGAACTAAAAGAGTGGGCTTTAGAAAATACTGAGCTTAAGAAACTTACACCATATAACAAAATGATTGAAGCTCTATATAATGACTTGGAAGGTAGCTTATTCTTAGACAAACCACAGATGCTTATTAAGTTTGTAGATGATGGTACTGATTATGATAAGGTACTTGATTACTACTCTAAGGTGTCTGAGCGTGTCTTGGAAGAAAGAAGAATGACTCTTATTAAGTATGGTATGGGGGATACTGTATATGGATTCAGACTTTATAATTACCTATATCCTAAAGTTAAAGCTTATAAGCTACTTAAGGTCTATAGACATGAGGTAAGAGCTTATAATGCCTATATAGAGGTTGAAAAAGAAGGGGTTACAATAGACTTTGGTTTATTGGGAGAGACCAGAGCTACAATAGAGACTGAGCTTAAAGAAGTTGAAAAAGAACTTTACTCTTTTGATATTGTTAAAGAAGCTGAAGTAGACAACTTTAACTCAGCTCAACAAAAGGTAAGACTATTCTGTGAGGTGTTAGGTTGGGAGACTAAACACATGACTAAAGGTGGTCAACCACAAATTAATCAATCACAATTAGAAGAGTGGTCAAAAGAAGGTAAACATGAAATATTAGATGTTTTACTTAGATATAATAAGCTTACTAAACAGTTACAATTTGTGAATCTGTGGGAAGAGTTATCACAATATGATGGTAAGCTACATCCAAGTTTTAACATCACTGCTGACACTGGAAGGACTACTTGTAAGAATCCTAACATCCAACAAGTGCCCCAGGAGTCTACACTTAGGAATGTAATCACATGTCCTAAAGGCAGAAAATTCATTGAAGTGGATATGTCACAAGCTGAATTACGTGTAGCTAGTATCTTTTCTGAAGATGAAAACATGATACATGCTTATCAATCAGGTAGTGACTTGCATAGTAAAACTACAGAGATGCTGTTTGGTGATACATCTAAACTAAGTCCTGAAGAACAAAAGAGAAAACGTACTGAAGCTAAGTCTTGTTTCACAGGAGACACTGAAATACTTACAGAAAAAGGATTTGTACCTTTTAATATGTACGATGGTAAGACACCTGTAGCTCAGTACAATATAGAATCTCAAAAGATTTCTTACACAGAACCCTTAGATTTTAGAAGAATCACTAATCAAAAAGTATGTACTTTTGAAAATGAAAATACATCTCTAAGACTTACACCTAACCATGAATGTATTGTCCAAGTACAAAATACAAGGAAGTATATGAAAAAAGCTCCTTATGAAGAATTGGCAGGTCATGGACAAGCTAAGTATGCTTGGGTTAATGCAGGATTCTTTGATTATGATGAGTCTAAATTTATAGATGATAATTTAACTAGATTTGTTTCTGCTTTTGTAGCTGATGGTAGTTATAATAAGTCAAGAACAATACTTAGGTTTGGTTTTACTAAAGAAAGAAAGATAACAAGATTTAGGAATCTTTTAGAAGATAGTAACATTAACTACAAGGAAACAATACAAGGTAAAAATAAAGTAACTACATTTACTATAAATGACTTTGATATTGTAAACTTAGTTAAGCGTTATTGTTCAGTAGATAAAACACTTACTTTAGAATCACTTAAGGAACTTAATCCTAAAGTCTACTTAGATGAAGCCAGATACTGGGATGGTCATGTTAATAAGTATGATTTAGTACGTGTTTCTTCTACAAACAAAAACACACTTGATTTCATGCAGATTATGGCTATACAATCAGGTATAAGAGCTAGAATATCTAAAAGAAATGATGCTGAAGGCAATATCAGTGAACATTGGTGTATCTCTTATAATATGAATAAAGGATGTCTAAGTAGATTTGAAAGTAAAGACATAGATACAAGAACTGTTCATAATACTAATTATACTGTGTACTGTGTAACTGTTCCTGAACATAATATTGTTATTAGACATAATGGTAAAGTATCTATCCAAGGAAACTGTAACTTTGGTCTCTTGTATGGTATGTCAGCTAAGACTTACCAGGAGTATGCTAAAGGCTATGGAATGAATATTACTCTAGAAGAAGCTGAAGATATTCGAGATGATTTCTTTAACTCATATCCAAGGCTATTAGATATGCACAAGAAATTTGTAGAGTATGCTAAGAAGTATGGATATACTTNTATGGAAATTACTTTAGAAGAAGCTGAAGATATTCGAGATGATTTCTTTAACTCATATCCAAGGCTACTAGACATGCATAAGAAGTTTGTAGACTATGCTAAGAAGTATGGATATACTTATAGCCCTATTGGACGTAAACGTTTCTTACCTAACCTTAAGAGCAGAAATTGGAAGGATGTTAGTGAAGCTGAAAGACAAGCTATTAACACACCTGTCCAAGGTTTTGCAAGTGACCTAGTTATTAGTGCTTTAGCAGATATTCTAGAAGATGAATCACTAGACAAATCTAAGTATAAGATTATTGGCTCAGTACATGATGCCATTCTAGTTGAAGCAGATGAAGATGTTGCTGAAGAATATGCTCAAAAAGTAAAAGAACACATGGAGAATCCTAGTATTCTTGAAATATGTGATATTGAAATTACAGTACCTCTTGTAGCTGATATTGAAATTGGCTCAGCTTGGGGTAAACATGATTAATTAATAGAAAAGGAATTTTAAAATGAACTATCTTTACACTATCAACCTATATCAAAATGACAAGAAAATTCACAGTGAACAACTTATCTCTATTGGGAACTACAAGAGTCTTAATAGACTACTTGTAGGTGAAGATGATATTGTTCCGAATGAATATGTTGTTGACAATGGTAAGATGCTTATGGCAGTAATCGACATGATTCTTATGGAAAAATACTGTGAAGAAGAACCACAAACAATTAATGTTACTAATAGTCAAGGTAATGAAGTTGTTAAAATCCATCATTCATTTACTAACCTTTCATCTCTATTCATGCGTTTTGTTATGGAAGCACAAAAGGAAGATGAACTAGATAAAGACAGTCATACTATGATTATGTCTATGGCTGTTAATAAGCTAGTCAAGTGTCATGACTTGTTTACTAATGAAATTTTGTCAGACTTATTTGCAACTACAGATTGTGTTGATGAAATTACAGGTGATGTAAAAGAAGGATTCAAGCTAACAGTTAAGGTGGGAGAAGATGAGTAAGATTAAGTATAATGATTATGTTGAATTTGCAAACGCATTAGAGAATGTGTTTACACAAGTAACAGGAGACTTTACAAGCCCTGTAGTTAGCTATATCTATGATGCTGTAGAATTAATCAATAAAGCTACACCAGGCTTCTTAGAAGGTTACTGTGCTGTCAGTGTCCATGATGCTTATGAAGGAGGTTTACCTGCTCATACAGTTAAGGTATTCTCTCAACTATGTAGCTTTATGTTTGGTGGGGATAGTACTGATGTATTCTACAATAACATCAGAAATGGTGTTGACATGCCTTCTCTCATCATTGGTTGTATCATTCATGACTTTGGTAAGTCATTTGAGTATCTAAATGGCCAACGACATGAGAACTCATTTGTACCTCATACACTGTTTGGTATTCACCTTCTTACTAAACTAGAAGCTGACATTCTAACTAAGTATTCTATGGGTACTTACCTACGATTGATGGCTATTATTGGTCAACATCATGGAGACTTTGGTGAGAAACCACAGTGTATTGAATCTTATCTAATTCACTTAGCTGACTACCAAGAAACTAAGCTACAGATTCTTGAAGAAGCTATTGAAAGTGCTATAGGTTATGGTGATGATGTAGTTACATCTAAGTATCTACCGTATAAACTTAATTGTGGAGGTGGTAATATTGACTTTTAGTCTTGGTCAATTAGTCTTGGTCAATAATAAACCAGGAGTAATTACTAACATTGGTAAAGGAGCTTATGCTGTTAATGTTGATGGAACTAATGAATGGTTCAATGAAGAAGATATTATCAGTATGTATCCTAAAGATAGTGTTCAATTATATCAAGGTAACTTGTTAGATGTTGAATTTAAAATCAATCAGTACCTAGTTGAAAACAATAACAAATCTATTAAACAAATTACTGCTACTGGAAGTGGTAATGATAGATTAGTTGTGGTGGTGTATACCAATTCTTAAGTCTAGTGGTAGACCTAAAGGCTCTAAGGATAAACTACCTAGAGTCCGTGGTATAAGCAAGGTAGACAAATCTCCTGAAGCATATAAGGCTATGAAGAAATACATAGACCTAGAAAAGGAATACAACAAAATCAAGAGACTTAAGAAGCAGTACAGGAATGGTTCATCTCAGCAACGATTTTATACAAAGAGGTTAAGACAGATAAGACAAAGACAAGCTGACTTGTATGAAATCATAGCTATGAACCATCTTGCTTATAAACTAGCTGAGAAGCTTAATATAGGTATTACACAGCCCTATAGAAGGTATCTAAGGGCTAAAGGAGAGGGTACTAAATGGAAGCACAGGAACAAGTAATATTGGCTCTTGATGTGTCAACTACAAGCACTGGTTATGCTCTCTATGTAGGTGATAAGCTTACTAAGTATGGTTATGTTAAACCTACTGGTAAGGATTGGTTAGTCAGAGTAAGAAAGATGGCTGACAAAGTAACTGAACTAGATAAAGAGTATAGTATTGATACTGTAGTTATTGAAGATACTTTCTTCTTAAAGAACATTAAGACAGTCAAGAAACTGTGTCTAGCACAAGGTATATTGCTAGGTCAATTACCTAAAGCTAACCTTATTCAAGTATTCCCTAATACCTGGAAGAAACATTTTGGACTAGGTAAAGGGAAAGCTACAAGGGATGAACAAAAGCAAACATCAATCTCTGTAGCTGAGACTATGTTCTTAATTGGACATGGTATTAATGATGATGAAGCTGATGCTATCTTAATGGGTAGATATGTACTGGAAACACTGGAAGGGGGTGAATAATGGATTTAAAGGACTTATTTTACTTTATTAGTGCTATCATTGGTATTCTATGGATTGCCATTGTTACACTATCTTATGTGCTTGGTTTAATTGCTAAAGCTACAGAAAAGAGACTTGAACGTATCAAGTCACTAGAAGAAAACTAGAATAAATTACACTATAGTTTATTTAGTGCTTGAACAACAATAATTAAACTAAAATACAATGTAAAATTTAACGCAAAATATTTAACAACAAACTCTTTTCAAACTCTAGAAAATACTAGAAGATTTCACTGGCTATAGATTTATTTCTATAGCCTTTTATTATGCCCTAATTTGCTCTGTAATCAATTCTACTAGCTTCCTAGGGTAAATATACTAGGGTATAATAAAAGACCCTTAGAACGTCTTCTAAGAGCCTTATATAGCCACTAAGTCATTGTAACCCAGTTGACCTAGTTGGGGAGGTGATTTACTCCTTTAAATTTTATAGTGGTGTGGCTATAAGCCTATTATACCACTATTTCCAAAATCTGTAAGCAGTCCAACTGTTAATACTGAACTCTCCTAGGAAGTCTAGTGATTTAAAGTCAGTTGATTCTTCAGGTAATTGATTACCAAATTCATCAAAGTTATAGACTTTAGCACCATCATTAGCATAAGAGAAAGAGTTATAGTCAGTAATAACAGCTACATCCTTCTTAGGTTGCCATAGTCTAGTTACAGTACCATCACTATTCTTAGTCTCACTAACAAAGTTATAGACTCTGTAGTTGTCAAAGTAAGTGAGGAATGCACCACTTGTAGAACGGTTAATCACTCTACCTTCAGTACCATTATTGTAACCATATCTATTATACCTAGTGTCAGGGTTATAGTTACTTGTTACACTTGCATGAGCTACAGTAGCTACACCAAGGGCAAGTAAAACAGTTAGAGTAGCAATTAGTCTCTTCATCATTATCCCTCGTTTGATACTTCCAAGTTACCCTTAATAGTAACTTTACCAAGAGCATCTTGTACTGAAGTAGATTTAATCTTTTCAATAGCTTCTACCACTTTAGCATTAGCATCTGCAATAGCTTGTTTAATCTCTTGTGCATCTCTTGATTGACTGTCAATGAATCTACCAAAGTCAGCATCAGGAAGATTAAGGTGTTTAGCTCCTGCATTCTGTAGTTGGAATACAGTTTCCATATCACCAATACCAAACACTCTGCCATTAACTACAGCTACATAACCACTATCACCAGTTTGATTTCTTACAACAAAGTTCATGTTTCCATCCTCTTCTTCTACGTTACTAGATGATGTTACTTCATCATCAATCAATACAATATTCTTGTCTAGACCACCTGCAATACCAGTTGAAGTAAACTGCCACCATCTCATGTGTTCCATACCAGGATATACACCCCAATAAGGAGTAGGAGTTACTTCATAGTTAGGGTATCCTGCAATCCACAAACTATTAGGATACTTAGCTGTTACTTGGTCAATATAGACATTTGCTAGTGTATAAGGCTTGTAGCTATAGTAAATAGGTTCAAAGCCTGCTTGTTTACACTTATCCATAAAGGCAATTACAGCATCAGTGTTAGCTTGTACGTTACCACTAGCACTATCTTCATAGTCACATACTAAGTATCTATGTTTGCTTGGTAGATTACTAATAAAGAAGTCAGCTTCAGCTTGTGCTAAACCTACATCTCCACCGAATCTAGCAAAGTGATAATACCCTACACAGTTACTTGTATTGGTTTGTTGAGTAACTACAGGAGACAACCATCCAGTACCTTCAGTAACTTTAATAATGGTATTTCTAGTACCACTAGCATTACAGATGTCTGTTAGGTCTCCTGGTTGATAAGCTGATACATCAATGAAGTAGTCATCTTTCTTCATACCACTAACTACAGAAGATGGTTCTGAGTTGTTAGTAACTACTGCAGTGTTATTAGCTGATTTAGGTCTAAAAGCAGTAGCAAATGTAGCTGAGTAAGGTAGAGCTACAATGTTAAATACTCCACCACCATTAGGGTTAGTTTGTTCTCCACCTTGGTTTTGACCTAGGAAGTTACCATATCCATTACCTGCATCACTATCAAAGATAGCTACATGTGAGTAAGGTGTTGAAGGTGTAACAGCAAAGATAGCTACATCTCCTGGTTGCATTACTTCTACTTCATCAAAGTAGTTTAGGATACCATTACTGTGTCTTTGAGTCCACAGGTCTTGTGCATATCCACTGTCAGTACAGTTAACAACAGGAACACCTAAGTAGTTACAGTATTCTGCAAAACCATCCCAACATTGGTCTCCAAACCAACCATCAATGTCATAACCATTACCAAGGTGAGTATTTTTAAAGTCTTGATAACTCATTATTCAATTCCTTTATTATAACTTGTGCTTGATAGACCTACCAAAGCACCAATGAAAGTACCTAAAGCAGTCAATACAGTAACAATAACACCTGTAGTTTCAGGGTATCCTACTGCAATACCTACAGTACCTACAAAGGTAGCTAAAGCAGGAATAAAAGTAATTGCTACAAACTTAAGTACATCATAAGTTTTATTACTAAAAATCATTGTATCTTTCCTCTCTAATTTCTAGTTTATCATACTTGCTATAGAGTAATTTAATCTCACCATTACCACCATTATTATGATAGATGGTATACATCTTAGCAATCTCTGTAGCTTCATCTACAAACGTATAACCACGCTCTAGAGCCTTAGTAAGGGCATTGTATAGCTCCATTCTAAAATGGCTCTTAGCGAAGCTCTCAGTAGCTTCTAATTGCTTTTGCTGAGCTTCATTCTCAATAACCAATTCTCTGACATCATTAGTAAGTTTAGTAAGAGTTTCATTTAATTGATTTTGATGAGCAATTATCTGTACTCTCTCTTCTCTACTTTCTCTAATGCTTTTCCTAATTGTCATGTAAATACCTACACATGTAGATAGTGTTGATACTGCCCCCCCTACAGTAGTCATTAAAATATCAACTGATATATTCAATTCTACTTACCTTCTTCTTTGGGTTTAGCGTCCTCTTCTTTTTTCTTTTTCTCTTCTTCTTCCTTTTGCTTACGCTCAGCAATCTTTTCATCTGACCAATCACAAGCACCACATAGTACGTTACAAGGGTCAGTAGGTAAACCAATATTAGGGTTGTGATTAATATACTGAGCAGTAATACTACTTCTTGTAGGGGCATATACCCACTCGTCAAGAGTAGATAACATCTTAATAACATCAGATGAACCACCTTCAGGTTTAAGGTCAAATTCCTTATTGTATTCAAGTGTTCTATTGATGTCTTGTTCCCAAGACTGTCCTGGGTCATACCCTTTTTGGAAAACTACATTGTTATCAATATCATAGATAGTGAATCTACCATTGTGATGAGTAGTAGGTGCTTTATTGACATACTTAATTTTATCAATTCTGATAGCACTAATTTTAGCATGGATAGAACCATCTTTATTAGGTGTGTAGCTATGAATAACTTTACCATGAACATTACCAACACCAACCTCACCAGTATCAACCATGTTCCATACAATAGTAAAATTACCGTTAGTGTCAGTCTTAACTACACTATATGTTTGTCCTCCACCAGTTTCAACTACAGTAGTGTTGGACTTCATAGATAATTCTACATTGTCACTCAACTTACCAATTAGGAAGTCTACAAGAGCATTTAGTTTCTTTTCATGACAGTTAGCTACAGCACATAGGTTATCTACACGCTTATCTAAGTTAACTACCATAATAAGCAAGTCTCTTAGGAAACACCATAAGAAGTAAGCATATTGAGCTAGTCTTTTAGGTAGACCTACACAAGATGTATTTGCTAGTAAACAAGCATAGTCTTTCAAGACCTTAAGCTTCTTTTCCATTACATCTTGTCTTTGTTCTACCTCTACACAGACATTAATCTTTTCACATTGACAATCTCCACATTGTCCTAAGCAAGACATTATTTACCTCCTGTTAATTCTTTAGGTACAGGTGTTAAGTCTCCACAAGTAACACTAACAGCTTTAACCTCAAAGAGTTGTGGTTCTTCAGGTCTTGTAGGCTTAATAGGTTCTGTAGGTTTAGTTCCTGTAGGTTGTGTTGGTCTAATAGGTTCTGTTACTGTAGGCTCATTAGGTCTTACAGGCTCAGTCTGATTAGGTCTAGTAGGTTCTACAGGTTTATTACCACCAGGAGCTACAGGTTCTGTAGGTCTTTCTGGTACAACTACAGTTCTCTTAGTAGGTTCTTTAGGTCTACCTTCCATAGAGATTGTAGGAGCTGTAATCTTAAGTGATACCTTATTATGAGAACCTTCTACCCACATATCATCATAAAGAAGGAAGTCAATATTTTGTGATTGTCCTTGATTGATGTTGATGTCATGTGATAAAGGATAGGTAACATCAAGGGCTTGTGTAAATGCTGACTGTCCTCTATAGGATTTAGACCAAATAACAGCACCATTAGGTTTCTTGTAAGTGATACTAAAGTCTGAGAAAGCTACTTTAGGAGATACCTTATCATAACTTACCTCTTGGATAGTAACACTGTTAGCCTTAATATTAACACCACCAGTAATACCACTGTAGCTAGCATTGAATCCTACTTTACCTCTAAGAACCCAGTAACCAATATTCTCAGTACCATCATTGATAGGAGACTTAATAGTAAAGTTACCAGTATTCTTATCAAAGGTATATTCATCAGGAAGGTCAGCACCAGTATTATCTAGTTCTGTAAACTCAAAGGTATATCCAATGTTACCTACAAGTCCTGCCTCCCACTGCTTAATAGCTTTGTTGTATTCAACAATAGCTGTCTGATAGTCAGATTCAGCCTTCTCAGCTTCTCTAAGCTTGTCATTATACTCCTTAAGCTTTCTATCATACTCAGCCTTAAGACGTGCATACTCGCTGTTAGAAGCGTTATATGATGCCATATCACTATTGTACTTCTCTACAGCTTTAGTATACTCAGCCATTACTTTTCTGTAAGCTTCTAAGTCAGTATTATACTTAGCAAGAGCATTAGTATAGTCACTTCTTAGCTTATCATAGTTAGCTTTGTCTTTTTCATACTGAGCTACAGCAGTCTCATAGTCCTTATTAGCTTTGTTAAAGCTTGCTAGACCATCTTGATAGAGCTTGTAGTTCCTATTATAGGTTTCCATAGCTTCATTATAGATAGCTAGTTTAGTGTTATATTCATTGAGGATTCTAGAGTTTTCTTTGTTAGCAGTAAGTTGTTTCTCTACTTCAACTGCTAAGTCTGAAATCTTTCTACATAGTTCCTCATCACGCTTCTTAAACACTGTAAGGTCTAATTCTTGTTGCATCCTAAGAATGTCTCTAAGGATACACCATAGCATGTAGAACCCTTTAGAGAGGATTCTAGGAAGGTCAATACAGTTAGCGTTAGCAATAACACATACTAAGTCATGAAGGACTCTTAGCTTGTCTTCAATGTCTTTTTTATTTTTAGCTTCAATACATTCACAATCATTGCATCCAGTACAAGCCATTTAGTACCTCCTTTATAGTGTTTCACTCAATCTTATTTGTTGATTATCCCTATTAGTAATAACATAACTAGCCATCATGTTATTATCTAAGTTAAATGTTCTAGTTACAGTTAAAGTACCATCCATATACACACTTAGTCTATTTTCATGAATAATACATAGTTCACTACCTGATTTGATGTCTTTTGCTGTAAGAATATAGTCACCAAAACTAGGTGTTACATCATATTTTGGAGAGTAGTTAGTGAAGTAATTTGCTATAAACAATACTCTTGGTTTTTTATCTGTATACTCTACAGGAGTAAACTTATTCTTATTGAAAGTATAACTAATACCATTTATAAAGGCATTACTAACAAAAGTTATACTTGTCCATGATTCAGCATACTTAGCAATAGAATTAACAAAGTTTCTATCATATAAATTATTACTAGCTACAAGCTCTGTGTTATCAATAGAGATACCCTCTCTTTTTAAGATACCATAGTTGTGCATTATTCAGTTACCTCCTTAAGACTATAGACAAGCTCAGCAAGGGCTACTTTAGGCTCTTCTAGAGTCACTTCAATAGTGTACTCATCTTGGAAGTTAGCTCCAAACATGAGACCTGTAGTTAAGTTATCCAAAGAAGCAGGAACAGTTAATGTAGGTTCTTCAGTAATAATTCTATTGTTATCTAAATCAAACTTGTAGAACTCAAAGTAGAATGATAGATTAAGGACACCATTTGTACTTAAGTCATACATAACATGGATATTACCAAAAGCTTCAGGGAATGTGTATCTACCTACTCTAGCAATACCTTGTGCTTCAGCTTGATTAATTGGGATAGTAAAGCCAATCCTAATATAATCTTGTGTTTGTTCATTAATTCCTGGTGTTTTATACATTTTAGTAGAAATTCTAGGAAATTGGATAAACAACTCCTTATCACCAAAAGTATATTTAGGTGTTGGTAAAGTAACTTGAATAGCATTAGTAGTTATTAAACTATTAAACTCTTTAACACCTAACTGTGTTAGAGGTTTAAGTTTATCACCAATGTTATTTGAAGTAGCTACAAGTCTGTACTTAGTATTGGTATCAACTACAGAGTTGTTAATAGTACCATCTTCAGTAATAGTAATACCATTACCTGCCTTGTAGGTAGTACCTTTAGGAATCTCTACTGAGTTACCATTACTAATACTTAGTGTAGTACCGTTTAAAGTCAGTGTTTGTTTGTCACTGTCTTCTTTAGCTTCTAGTTTCTCTACTCTAGCTACAAGAGGTTTATCATCATAAGATGTACCTCCTGTAGTTGCTGTAGAAGTCAATTCAGTAAAGCCATCACCATTTTCATTAAGGATATAGGCTTTATTGTCAGGCATAATATAGGCATGGTTTCTAGTTGCATAGTCTAGGTCAGGTAGTGCTTCTACCCTCTTAAATACAGGGTTACACCATGAAATACAGTCACCCATTTAATACCTCCTATTTACGTTCGATGTCACTATAGTTAATCATAGAGACAATACCATTGTCATTATAATCTTTAAGTGATTCCCAGGAAACATCTTTTTGGATTGTCAATGGTTTATTTACAGTTACTAGACCAAACTTAGTTTCCCCCTGAGTATCCTTGTAGTTAGGATTTTCAAGTTTAAACATAGCACCTACACCATAGGTTTCACCTACAATAGGTTGGTTGAATAGGTTAATTAAACTAGCCCACTGAGTACCATAGAGGAAAGGAGCATAGAGTAGGACTGAGTTAATAGTCTCATTATATGAAGGAGTGTTCTGTAGTTTAAGTACATCCTTAACCATATCATCAGTTTCAAGACTACCTTCATAAGTCCAATTAAGATAAGGTCTAGTGTCAGTTACAGTGATGAGAGGAAAGTTATCTTCTCTCTCTTCTCTTTTAATTTTAATAGCCATTAGTTATCTCCATTACAAGTGGTCATTATCACGTCTACTTTGTTCTTCAAGGTAAGTAACTCTAGCTTCAAGAGATTCTTTAGCTACTCTAAGTGTCTCTACTGTAGATTCTAAAGTAGTAAGCCTAGTTTCAACAGAAGTAACTTTAGCTTCCAATCCTGAAGGGTCAAAGATAGTATCTTTATCTTCTTTGGTTTCAAGCTTAGCTACAGTAGCTTTTACTTCTTCAAGAGCTTTCTTAATTTCAGAATCATCATAGATAGTGTCTTTATCCTCTTTAGCGTTTAAGGCATCTGAGAGCTTCTGTACTGCTTTGTTTACATCCTCTAGTCCTGTTACACTAGCCTTACCTTCAAGCTCCTTTTTAAGGGCTTCTATGGCTTCTGAGAGGGTCTTATCTTTATCAGTAGGTTTATCCTCTTTGTCAGATGGTTTTTCATCATTCTTAGCTTTAAGAGCTTTTTCTACTTCAATGACTCTATTAGTCAAGTCTAGTAGGACATTAAGCTGATTAGTTTCTGTAGCTTCATCTCTTGTCAATTCAAGCCATGCAGTACAGTTAGCATTTGCATACCACAACTTAGAGTCAGGTGTACGATACAAGTAATGTCTTGAAGTTCTACCAAGTGTAGGAAGGCAATTTACATCAAGAATAGGTTTGCAGTTAGAGCTATATTGTCCTGAACATTCGTTACATTCATTACAGCTATTACATCCACAGTTTGTACACATATGGTGTACCTCCTTTATTTATATAATTCTACTTTAGCTAAGTAACTTAGTATGTTAATCTCCTTAGTTCTTCTAAGAGCTTCTGACCTAAGAGCTAGGATACAGATAACTGCTTGATAGTCTTCAGGATGATTAAGTAAGTGTTTGTTTAATAAGTCAATTCGTCTATTAACTACAGAGAGCTTAAGAGACTTCTTATGAAGGATATTGGTGTAATTCATTGTTGCTCCTAGTTTAAGTGATTATACTTAAGATAAGTTCTTAAAATAACATCTGCTTGCATTGAACCAGTAATTTCTACTAGATGCTCACCACTTCTAAAGATTTTCTTTTGTTGTTCTTCAGTCAGTGCTGTAGCTCCTAACATAACATCATAACCATGGTTAGGTTTATCATCTGGGAATACTGAGTATTTGTCAATCCATTTACCATCATATTGTGCTTTAAACATAGGTGTAAAGTCAATACCATCAATCTTAACTTTGATGTCTCCTGCAAACTTAGCTACATAGTTTCTAGTAAGTGAGCCATCAGTATTACCAATACTCTTACCACCTGCTACTTCAGGAGGATAGATAAGGTGTCTACCACCACTGAGCATATCATCCATAGTTCTTTGTCTCTCAACTACAAACCTTTGACCTAATACGTTTTGCTCTAATGTGGTTACTGTGTCACCATTGATAGCTTTAATAACACCAGTATGTCCATAAGGACTGTATTGATTGGTCTCAGTAAAGATAGCACCAACCTTCATAGCTTCTCTAGATGTAGGTACTACCTTCCACCCTACAGCATTCCAGTCATAACCAACACCAATGTTACTAGCTGATAGTGTATCACCTATGGCATGTGTAATACCAGTAATACCACCACCAAGACCTACACCACCTAGTTTCATTGAGTACCAAGCTACAAGACCGTAACACTCACCATTACCAAGTGTAGTACCTTTAAGTGAATCTAGTTCACCAAGTACCTTCATAGTTTCTGTAGCTGTCTGTACCTCTCCTGTAGCTCCATTAGGCTCACCACTGCTAGCAGTACCAACAATACCTCCAAAGTCAGACATTCCTGAACCCCTATTGTTGTTACCATCTGATTGTCCTCCACCACCTGAAGAGTGGAATACAGTACCAGTATTCATACTATCAGTAGGCTTAAATGAAACGTGAACATGGTCTCCGTGGTTCTGAGTTTTATTACCTCTATCAGGCATTAAGCTCCATACCCTAGCAGGCCCATAGATGTTATTGACATTCATGAAGAACTTTTGTCCCCAAATTACATAGTCAATATTAAGTTCATCCATGTTCTCAATAACAAAACCTGCAATAGTATCACCAAGTCTATAGTTATCATTAGTCATGAAGTCTACTGCTAGTGATTGGTCTGGTTGGTGTCCTGGGTAAGTAATGAATTGCTCTTCAGGTGTATTAGTAGCAATAGCTATAGCTCTTTTAACCCTAGCTACATGAGGTTGCCAAGCACCTGTAGCTCCATCCCAATGGCTTCTAATGATGTCTCCAAAGGCATTACCATCAATTAAGTCATAGTATCCATTAGAACCATCTGAAGCATTTGTAGGTTGAAGTAACTGTGCATCAATCTTATCAAGTATATTATCATTGTTTGAGTTAATACCTGACCTTACATCATTTGCTAAAGAGTAGTAAGAAGCATACCCTGCTGCAGCATAGTCAAACAAAGCTCCACCAATTTGAAATAGTCCTTTCATAAACTCATCAAATGTAGTTTTACCTTGGACATTATACATCTTTTGGTTGTTACCTGCAGTTTGTTCAGCTAGCAAATACATGTAGTCAATAAGGAAGTCATCTACAGAAGCAAAGTGCATATATGTACCACCTTCATTAGAAGGTCTAGCACTACCTGTAGTAACTACAACACCTGAAGGTCTAGTACCTGCAGTACCAGTAATACCACCCCAGTTATTATCTGCTTTAGCTACTGCTGAGTTACCCCAGTTAGACTCAATATAAAGTTGAACAATAACACCTGAAGGAAGTAGATTGTACTTAGCACATCCATCAAGTATAGTCTGTACTAAACTTGCAGGAAGTGTATTACCACCATAAGTAATATCACCACCAGTATACTTCTTATCTCCACCAAAGGCTGACCCTTTAGTAGAACCACCTTCTTTAAGTCCTGTCTTAACTCCATAAGGTCTAACAATGATTTTAAACCACCAATGAGCAAACTTATCAAAGTCATAAGATATTGATGTATAGAACTGAGCAGGAACATTACTTGTCATTACTGATTGATACTCAATACCATGCAAGTCGGTTACTGAGAACCTTCTTTGAAACCCTTGTCTTCTCCATCTCTCTGTAGATGAATTGACTGCATTTAAGAGCTTCTGTGCTTCTGTCTGCATCTATACCTCCTTATCGTTATATAAGTATTTCTCTACTGTTAATTTAAAGCTTGTGAATCCATCATAGGTAGTAGTAACTAGAATCTCTGAGATGTAGAAGTAATCATCTTTAGACATTACTTTCTTGAAGTATTTAGAACACTTCTCAGATTTAAGTAGTCTGTCTACAAATGTCAATCTTAACTTATCTCCTACATTGTAGTTATTAGGTAAGTCTTTGATGTCAAAGGTATAACCTACTTTTCTTCTACTGTGGATAAGCTTCCTTACTGCTTGTGTGTAAAGTTGTCTACTAGCTACAAGTCTGTCTTCATCTGATAGCTCTTTGTTGTTGTTAGCTACAGGTTGGACATCATTAGATGTGAATGATTGCTCATATACCCTACCTGCTTCAAGAGCTAGACCTTCTTTATCTAGTACAGCATAGTCACCATTATTGTTAGCTCCAAAAGGAATTAAGTCAATATAGTCATAACTACGCTCAGTATTTACTTCCTCACCAGTTAGAATAACAGGAAAGTCAGGATTCTGTAGATAAGGTCTATTATAGACATCTCTAAGAGTAAGTGTAGTAGTACCTGAGTCTGACTTATCTGTAAGATAGATACCATAGTTAGTAATTGTAGTGAAGTCTCTTTGAGTTACTAATTCATTACCTAACAAGTTAGTTTCATTAACCATTAACTCTTTATACTGACCAAACCTACCAATCTCAATGGTTCTCTCTTCAGTAAGTGATACTCTCCAAAAAACATCCTCAGTCTGTTTACAAACATCTGTAAGAGCTTGTAGCTTATCCTGATTAGAGAATAGGTAAGTGATAACAATATCATCTGTACCTTCTTCAGTGAACTTATAAGTCCAATTCTCATCATTGAACATACCACTAAGCTTAGATAACTCAACATAGTTTACTGAGATACCATCATCTTTAGTAGTATTGTCACCCTTATCTACATCCTTGTCCTCTTTAGGCTTTTCAGTAGTTACTTCAGTCTTACCTTTATTGTAACCATCTTTAGTAGTTACTGTAGTAGTAACAGTACCATCTGGTCTAGTAGTTACTGTAGTTTGAGTATAAGCTCCTTTACCAGTAACTACTTTAGTAATATGACTGACTACTTCTCTGGTAGTACCATCTGACATCTCATAAGTAGTTGTCTTAGTCTTACTACCATCTTCATTGTAGACTGTGTTAATGGTCTTGTTACCAGTCTTAGTAACCTTCTTCTCTTCAGGTTCTCCATCTTTCTTATCTTCTTCTCTTGGTTTTTGGTTAGAGATAATCTCTCCACCTTCACCCATTGAAGCAGGTCTAATATACTCATCATAAGTATATATCTCACCAAGTGTAAGCTCTTTGATGGCATAGTTTGTAGGTACTCTTCTGTGTTGAAGTTCAGTAGCTACATGGACTGCCTGAATAGTAGTAACACCAGTAACATGGTCTGAATCAATTCTTTCAGTAATACCATGAAAGATATGACCATTATCAAAGGTTAGAACAAACTCAAATTGTGCATCTGGAATAGGACTATCCATTAACACTTCAGTAGGAAATTGGAAACTAATACTAGGGGTATCCATAATTTTATGACTTACACTAATATTGTTTCCTAGGAATACATCATTAGTAATGTAGTGTCTAGTGTCCTTAGTTGGTTTCCAATACAGAGTCAGGGACATTACCGAATACCTCCACAGCTCTAGCCATTACAGCTTCTTCAGACATATCTTCACTCTTTGATTCTACATTAGACATGATTTCATTCATTTCTTCCTGAGACCTAATAGAATCAGCAAAGCAAGCACTACATGGTTGTGGATAGAAACCTAGGAATCCTGCTACAACTACATTGAATAACTCTACTGCAGAGTGATAGATTTCTTCTACCTCTGCATTATTCATGTCTACTTGCCATGCTTCAAAAGCAGTAATCATTTGAACTGAAGCATGTTTAAGTGAACACCACAAGTCAGGGTTAGCATCCTCAGTAGAAAGGCTCTGTAAGGCTCTCATAACGCTTCTACGCTGTTCTGTAGTTCTCTCTAGTGTTTCCTTCGCAAACTGCAGTTTCTTTGTTAGAGATCTTCTCACAGCCTCATCTGATGTTCCTTTAACATAGAGTAAAGAGTAATACTTTTCTACTGTAAGTCTGAAGTGATATTCAAGAGCTACAGTGTTGATTAAGTTGGTAAGTAGTTCTTCTGTTAGTCCTACTGATGATTGTTTGTTCATTAGATAGTCAACCTTTCATAGTCAATAAATACACAGAATGATTCTGAGGTAACACCATCAACTGAGATAATATTATATCCTCTCTTGATATGCCACCATACGTTGTCACACAGTGTTAAATTCTCATTACTTACAACTTCAGCTTCACCACATAGAGCATCTGTAGGACAACTAAATGACTGAACTAAACCAGTGCTTGAAATTGATAGATAGCCTTGGTCATAAGTACCTTTAAGCTTAACCATAGTATCATTAATCATGATTCTAGGGTCTTTAAATTTACCTTGTAGAGTAATTGTTACATCTCTAGACTCAACTACAGTGTCTGAATAGAACTTGGTAGACCAAGCACCATCCACACAAGCATCACAGTGAGATTCACCCCAAAGTCTTTCATTGCCAAACCTTTCTCTACCTAGTTCACAGTTATGGATAATACGGTAGTCACTATTACATTTCTGATAGAAACTTAACCATACATCACCTTGGACTTCACATAGAGAAATAGCTTTAGATAACTCACAACAGTCTTTAGCACAGTCTTCACAAGTACCATTCAAGGTTCGTGAAGTCTGACAGAAAGCTTGACATGTTGAGTTTTGAAAACAACTAGCTATCATGTTTACAAAGTTACAGTCTGCGTAAGGAAGAAGGAAAGTAGTATATCCATCTGCCTTGTGCCATACTGCATCAGGGTTAGTAAATGATACCTGGAAGCTTAAGTATCCATTGTCTCTAAAAGTCCACTCATAGGTAGGAGTATAAGAGTCTAGGATAGCATTACACCATATAAGCTGTCCACCAGTATCAATAGCCCACAGCTTACCTACTGTCAATAAGTTATCCTTAATGAAGTCTTGGTGAGCTTGGATATTAACCATATCCCAATCTGTAGTTCTAATTGATAAGTCTAGAGTAATCTTATCATCTTTAAGGAGAACTTGGTCTCCTGTAATCTTCCAATAACTACCATTTCTAAACATGTACTCTGTAGTTTCATACTTAGTAGTTATTGATTCTGAAGGACTAGAGTTAATAGCTTCAGTTCCACTAAACACTAGGTCATTGTATTGAATGAACCTTCTAGGTCTAGCTACAAAGTCTGAAGTTGACCTAGCACCTAAACATGTTGTCATGGTCTAACCACCCCTCTAATTTCATTCAATCCATTGATGAATGAAGCTTTATTATCTACGTTTTGAGTAATGTTGTTAGTAGTGTTATTAACTACAGAGTGGCCTGTGTGTCCTGCTAGAGCTTTGAGAGCTTGTGTAAGATTCAACTGATTTAAGTTGTCAAGGAATTGCTTACCTAGCATTGACGATACTGAACGTTTAAGAACATATTCACCTGCAGTTAGCATAGCAGGTATAGTATCAGTACCCAGTGGTTTAAATAGTCTACCACCTACTGTACCACCTGTAGAGTGATACTCAATCAATCCTCCATGCTCAGCATGTTTTGTCTTCTTAACTGTAGTTTCATTAACAGTAATATCAACTGTCTTACCTCTAAGAGAATCAATAGCAGATTGGATTTGTTGAATTTTATTAAGTACAGAACTTACATCAAATCCATTAGCAATCTTACTAGAGATAGAAGCACCTAAAGCTTCCCAGCCAAGGTTCTCAATTTGATTCTTTTGCTCATTCATCTTATCAACAATTCTACTTCCAAGTCCTGATACAAAACCATTAGAGAAGTTACTTCCTGATTGTTGACCAAGTGATGAAGCCATTGAAGCAAACTGAGTTAGAGCATTTTGTAGCTGATTAATAGTATTCAAGATGTTTGTCAAGTTACCAATAATAGCATCATTATCATTGATACCTGATAGGCTATCAATAGCTGTCTTAATAGCATTAATACTATTGTTGAAGTTATCAGCATTTACTTCAGGGAATTGATTAATAGCGTTAGCAATAATCAAGATATTATTGACTGCTTGTACTGCAGACATAATATTAGATGATAGCTTCTGGATGTTTTGCAAGCTTGTAGTTAAGCCTGAATCATCTGAAGAAGCTAGAGATTGAAGTACAGATTTAATCTTAGCAACTCTTGTTTCAATACCTGAACCTTCTACATTGATTAGGTCTGGAATTGTCATGAGTGTTTCTGCCATTGTCTTAAAGCTATTAACTACAGAGGTTACTTGACCTACAGCTTCAGATACTTTAGCAAGCTTACCAATGTCTTGGATAAAGCTTCCTGTGTCACTGTCAGTTAATGATTTAAGAACTGATTGAATCTTAGCTACACGGGTCTCAATACCACTACCTTCAATGTTAATCAAGTCAGGAATCTGAGATAGAGCATCAGCAATAGTCTTAAGTGAATTAATCATATTACTTGCTTCTTCTGCTAGTTTACCATAATCTGATTTACCTTTAAAGGCATCAAACATAGACATTAAACTTCCACCGTTTTCACCTGCTTGAGTGATTGATTGAAGTGCTTGTCTTAACTGTTCAATCTTAGCAGGAATACCACTAAGGTCTTCTATTGAGTTAATTTCATTAAGTGATGAAGCAATGCTACTAAGCTTACTTGTAAACTCAGTTACACTCTTAATATTTGATGTTACATCCTTATTAAAAGGTGTATCTTTACCAAAGATGTCAAGTGTAGCTAGTTCACTAATCTTAGACAAAGCATTTTTAACTGACTCAATCTTAGATGAGATGTCTAGTCCATCAGGAATATTGTTAAGACTATCGGTAATACCTTTAATCTTATCTGTAAGTTTCTTGAAGTTCTCATAACCTTTTAGTACATCATCTTTAATGTCAGGAGGTGTATCAACTTTAAATTTACTTACTGTTTGTAGTGTCTTCTTAAGGTTCTCTAGCTTAGTTTCTATAGCTTCAAGACCTGCATCATCTAACTTAAGGTCACTAATCTTCTTAACAAAGTCAATTAGTTTAGTGAATGACTTAAATTTAGCATCTAGTGAAGCACCATCAAGTTTAGAGGTAAGAGCTTCTAGTCCTTTACTGATGAAGTTAATAGAATCAAGCCATGAATCATTCCCTAGCTTCTTAAGGCTATTCATGACATTAGTTAGGTTACTAATCTTTTCATCAATAGCAGATGTGTCAGAAGGTACTTCTACCTCATTAATATCTTTAATGAACTGTGTAAGCTTCTTAACTGTACTGATAAGATTACCTGTAGCTAAACTATCAAAGAATGTACCAAGAGCATTGATAGCATTTAGGATAGGATAAGATACAGAAATAGTGCCTAGAGAGAATGTAGAAAATGCTTGATTAAGTTGTTGGTGAATAAGACCAATCTTCCTAACCTGTAATACGAGTGAACTTACATCATCAGGAAGTTCTAAGTCCTGGATGTCTTTAACAAACTTAGATACCTTATTGAATATCTTGATATTGTTTCCTGTCTCAAAACCTTCAAAGAATGAAGAAAGAGTATTAAGTCCATGAATGAATGGGTTAGATATTCCTCCCTTATCTCCAAACTGAATATCAGCAAAAGCACTATTAAGTGTTTTTTGGATATTAGCAATATTCTGTAGCTTAGTCTTAAGTGCAGTTAAGTCTTCAGGCATGTTAAGCTGACTGAGTGTAGCAATTAAGTTAGTTACTTTAGAAATATTATCTGTTAGAGAGTTTACTTCCAGACCCTTAACAATATTACTAAAGGTATTACCAATAGACTTAAGTGCATCTACAGGATTCTTAATACCACCACCACTTACTGTACTAAGCTCACTAATAAGCTCAGTCATGTTCTTAAGTTTCTTGATGGTATCTTTGAATTTAGACTTGTCAGGAATATTCTTAACACTACCTTGTAGCTTATTAAGTTTGTTGACAAGGTTAATGATACTCTCAATTTGGATAGCTTGTGCTAAGTTACTAATAGTACCAAAGATAGATGGTAATAGAGCTAGAGTAGATATATTACCACTAATAGCACTTGCTAAACTCATTTCAGTAACAAGAGCTGTAAAGTTAACCATCTTCTTACTGAAAGTACCTGCATTAGGTAATTTGACTTTATTGATTCTAGCTACAGTCTTAGCTACAGATTCCATAGCTTTAGCAACTACTACCATAGTACCTGCAGTAGCTAACATGGACAGTAACCCTGCTCCTAGAGCTAAAGCACCAATACCTTCTGAAGCTACCATAATAGCACCAATACCAGTAGCAATAGCTCCTACTAAAGTAACAAGACCTGTCATAGCTAACATTGTTCCTGATACCTTACCTGCATCAAACTTAATCTTATTAAGCTGTTCCATAGACTTAGCCATAAGAAGCATACCAGTTACTACTCCTGCCATAGCAGTAGCACCTACAGCTAGGTCTTTACCAAGCTTGAATTTCTGAATAGCTTTACCTAACAGTGTAGCATATCCTGCCATAGCAGTTACCATAGTTACCATAGTACCTACTTTAACTGTAGCTTCAGTAAAGTCCATGTCAGTATTACTAATGTCTTTAAAGGCACTAGCAATAAGTTTAATAGAACCTGCAAAGGCTAGCATCTTAGCTGAGTCTCCTAGTGACTTAGTAAGACCACCTAATAGGCTTGTAGAGCCACGAGAAGCCCTTCCTGAGCCACTACTTCCTCCCCTACTGAAAGGGTTCTTAAAGTTCTTTAACAGCCCTAGAGTGCTTGATAATGCCCTTACAGAACGAGCCATCTTAGATACTACTAACCATCCTGCAGAAGCAGTAATAATACCACCAAGAATCTTACCAGTATTCTTACCATTGGCATTAATTTTAGCAAAGCCTTTAGCAAGTAATTCAATACCCTTACCTACAGGAGCTAGATAGGTTACAAAGTCTTTAAGACCTTGTTTAAAGTCAAACTCTCCAAACATTTCTTTAAAGAGTGACATTGCTTTGCCTACACCTTTACTTACAAAGTTTTGAATAACATCACCATTCTGTGATACTGTATTCATCAACTTTACAAGTCCATCAATGGCAGGTGTTAAAGCTCCTGGTTCAAAAGGAGTACCTACAAGACCTACAGTAAGGGATTCTCTCATGTTCTCCCAAGCTGATTTAAGGGTCTTAGTATTTGTTGCAGCCTTTAACAAGGCAGGGTCTTGACCAACTTCATTTAATACCTTGATGAAGTCTCTACCTAGTACCTTACCTTCTTTCATGGCATCAGCTAGGTTATCAAAACCATATTCATCTTTAAACTTCTGCACAACCTTTTGTGTAGCTGTACCACCAATTGCATCCCTAATAGGATTCCAGTCTCTCGCTAAGACTTTACCATCTAAAGACATCTGTTTAATCTGTGTAGATACACGTTTAAG